TTCAATTTTGATGTTGGTACTCGTGGGCCTCTCTCAAGTTTAGAAACTAATGATGGTAAAACAGAAGAAGACAACTCAAGAGATTTTTACGACGGCGTTAAGTCGTCTCCTGTTCATGTATCATTTCCAAACGATTTAGAGCAGATTGATCATTGGATTACATTTCGTGCTTTTGAAACAAAACAAATGTCTAGAAGAGTAGCAGCCGACAAAAACGCATTAGCCTTTATCGCTCTTCCAGTTCCTAGCAATTTATCTGCAGGGTATGAGATTGGATATACTGAGTTCTCATTAGGGGCTATAGGAAAAGAAATAGTTGATGCTGTAAATAATGATGAAAAATCAAAACAAGTTGTTGCGTCTTTGCGCGACGGCATGGCGGCCGGTGCCGCTGTGGCCGTTTTAGCTAAACAGAGTGTGGCTGCGGGAGCCCTTGCTGGCGCGATTGGAGCAGGCGCAACTCAAATATTAAAGGGAAATAAAGAAGCGACTGCGCTCGCTGCGGCAGTGGGAGCACAGGCACTAGGAGATTTAGGAGGAGCCATTACTGGTCAGTTGGGAGTTGCCAGAAATCCGCATAAAGTTGTTCTGTTTGAGGGAGTAGGATTTCGTGAACATCAGTTTACATATACATTTGTTCCACAAAGTCGAGCAGAAACAAATAAAATAAGAACTATTATTTCTTTATTTAAGTATTTTGGGTCACCTAGTTTAAATGCTTCTGCAACTTTAAAATTGGGCCAGTTGACTGGTGGCAAGATCGACGACATAACAATATCAGGTGGTAAACACTTCTTTAAATACCCAGAATATTTTGAAATGGATTTTCATCATCCTAAGTATTTGTTTCAGATTGGACCATCTGTATTAAAAGATATTCAAGTTAAATATGGTGGTGAACAACAATATTACGCTAGAGGTATAACAGATAAAACTCCATCGCCAACACAAATAACACTGTCTCTTACATTTAAAGAAACAGAAATTATTACTAAAGAAAACATTTTTAGCGAGAACCGATAATGGCATATTTCTTTTCAGAACATCCATATGTTGTGTATGATGTGCTAGGTACAAGCCAACCACGACTTGCTGTAGATATTACGCGCAGATTTAGATTGGATAAAATTACAAAAAACAATAAACTTGTCTATTACGATTATGATATTAAAGACCGAGATAGACCAGATATTATGGCCGACAAGTATTATGGTAATAGTTCACTCGATTGGTTGTTCTTTATTACAAATGAGATATTTGACCCATATTTTCAGTGGCCACTAAACTACAAACAGTTTATTGATTATGTAAGACAAAAATATGGAAGTGTGTCTAATGCGCAAGCACAAACTCATCATTATGAACAAATTCTTCAGTTGAGAACTGAAATAGTCGATCAATTTGATGACACGTTCATTAATATTCCCGAAAGAACCATTCAAGTAGATTATACAACGTATTTAACCCTTGCGCCATCATATCGGCGACAGATTACCACATTTGATTTTGAAGAATCGGAAAATAATCGAAAAAGAAGCATCAAGATTCTAGATGCTGCATTTGTGCCAGATATTCTTCAGCAACTTGATGGAATCTTTCAAGTATGACAGATTATAAAATTGGTCAGGCGCAGATTCGTAAACTTATTATTAAATCTAATATTAATAATGGTACAAATCAAAATATATCAAATCTGGCTACAAAATTATTCTTTTATGAAGATATATTCGCAAATCATATGACAAGTGAAATAGAGATACTTGACGGCACTTCACTATTAACAACACTTCCTATTGTTGGAGGTGAAGTTGTTGAAATGGATGTAGGTGAACTTGGCGCAGAAAACAAAGAAATCAGAAAACTTAAAACGGATTTTGTCACGTTTAAGATGGCATCAAGGCAAAGACCTAAACCCGACTTGGAGTTCTATGTCCTTAGTTTAGCAACAGCCGAACAACTCATCGATTCCTCTATAACTATAGATCGGTCATACACAAAAGAGATTCATAACATCATTAAAGATGTGGTAAATGAGTTTTTGACTCCAATTTCAGGAAAGAAACTAATATCATTTGAAGAAACTAAAGGCATTCATGATATCATCGCAACTGGCATTACGCCAATGGCGTTTATAAAACAACTAGTTCGCGAAGCAGAATCGTCAGACAATCCATCATCGCTTTATATGTTTTATGAGACAGTAGAAGGTTATCATTTTGAAACTCTTGATGGATTATATTCAAAAGATATTCAACATAAGTTTATATACGATGAAATAACAAAGTCTTCTGCTACTCCAGGAGCATCTGATCTATTACAAATAAATATAGCGTATTTAAATGTAGATAATTCATTCAATCTACTTGATGGTCAGATAGATGGTCAGTTTGCGTCTGAGGTATATTCGTTTGACCCACTCACGAAGTCATTTATAACGCGCTCATATTCATATACAGAGTTTGAACAGAATAAAAATAGTAATCGAACTATCGGTAATGCTATAATGCAGAAATATATGGCAAATCCAACAACATCTAGATTTATTGTAACCAACTCACACAGAACTGATGTACAATATGTGACACAAAACGAAGACCGAACACAAAATATATTTCGGCGCCGTCAAGACTTTATGGCTCTTGAACGCGCAACACTTCGGCAATATGGCAGTATGAGACTCCACGCATCTGTACCAGGAAACTCAAATGTGATTGCTGGCCAAACTATTGAGTTGATTATACCTTCGCCAGATGATACAGTAGAAGGTAAAGTAAAAAATGATCGGTTCATTACTGGCAAATATATAGTTACTGCAGTCGCACACAATATAAATGTTGCGACAGGAGAATATGCTACAGTCATGGAATGTATGCGACCTGGATATCAAAGTAGGATAACATAATGAGTGTCCGACAGTCTGGAGAATGGATGGGACTAGACGGATTCGTTTGGTTCTTTGGTGTCGTAGAAGATAGAATGGATCCACTTAAGGTTGGCCGCGTTCGTGTTAGATGCTACGGGTGGCACACCGACGATACAAATCAAATACCAACAGAAACTCTACCATGGGCTCAAGTGGTTCAATCACCAAATTCCGCTGCAATGGGTGATATTGGTTATACACCAATGGGACTTGTTGAGGGCACTTTAGTTATGGGATTCTTTCTAGATGGAAAAAATGCGCAATTGCCTATGATTTTAGGCTCAATCGCAGGCATTCCACTAGAACTAGGCGAATTGATGAGAAATAGTGGGTTCTCGGATCCATCTGGTGTATATCCAAATCGCATTAATGAACCAGATGTAAATAGATTATCTAGGGCCGATGCTGCATATCAACATGAACTCATTAACGCTATTCAGATCGCTCAAGCAAACACCGGTGAAGTTTCCGTGGCGCGATCTAGTTTCGCATGGTCTCTGCCAGTATCAAATACACTCAATTCCATCTATCCAAAAAATCATGTATATCAATCGGAATCTGGTCATATTAGAGAGACAGATGACACTCCAAGAAATCGTCGAATTCGTGAATATCACGCATCTGGTACATACTATGAGATTGACAATGTAGGTAACAAAACAAGTTATATCGTGGCTAATACATATACGGTTGTAGCCAATAATAGCCATGTGAAAATAATGGGCGACTGTAATCTAACTGTAGAGGGCACACTTCGAATTAAGACCGACGCAATGGATATTGAAACAAACACATACTCACTCAATATTGCTGGTGAATCCATATTCAACTATGGAGGAGACACATACAGTCGGACTGGAGCAAATACATATTCTACACGTGAAACTGGAACGGATCATACAGTAGAAAATCAACCTATTCGTAATAGCGATACGTGGGATGGATCACTACCTCTATAGTTACTATAGTATCTGCACAAACAACACTGTTATTATATCAGAATTTCGTGAGTTGTCAAGTATAAATAGCATAAACCAGGAGAACTCATGGCTACTGTTACCAAAGCCGTTATCTATAGAGACTTTGACTTACGCTTTCTGGCACATCCAGTAACAGGCAAACTTGTCATCAAAAAGAACTCAGATGCGGTCAAGCAGGCGGTGAAGAATCTGATTTTGACCAACTTCTATGAGCGACCATATCGTCCAAACTTTGGTTCGTCTGTTCGTGGTCATTTATTTGAGAATTATACTGCGTTTACAGAGGAATCGCTTCAATATGGCATTAAGACTGCGCTTGAAAACTTCGAACCTCGTGTTGAACTATTAGATATAAGATTTGGTGGGAATCCCGACAGGAATGAACTAACCATTAGTATTATATTTCGTCCGATTAATACCGTTGAGAATATCACACTCAACTTGAACATGGAAAGAGTCAGGTAAAAACATAAAAGTATAAGATGAATCTAAGTTAAAGATTAGAATGACAAAACTTGGTAAGAAAGCAAAAAAATAATGACGGCTAACACAGCACTAAGCGTAACTGGATTAAATTTCGACGAGATTCGGCAGAATCTTAGAACATTTATTG